TCTGCCTCGTTTGGTTTCACTTCCTGTTTAACTCCCTCATAGGCACGATCCAGCCCGGCATGATTGCATACGGAATGCCGTACTCGGACTCGCAACCCCTCAGTTCGTAATATGTTCCGAAATTCGTCTTGGTCTGTCCCTTGATGCGCTTCACCCTTGAGACTCTGAACTTGCGGTCCTTGTACTTCAGCAGGTCCCGCGTTATGCCGATATATCCTCCTGTGTCAAAGGTCAGCAGCACCAGGTCGCCGACACTGAATTCAAACATTATGCACCACCTCCGTCATCCCATCCGACTTTCTTGGCATATCCGAGAACATATGCAACAGGATCCTTAACCTCACGCTTGCTGTCCTTGACTTCCTCATAAACCGTCTGTATGAGGTTTCCGCCGGTATTCGGATACTTGTCATATATCCTGTCTATGCCCTCGACTCCGAGTCTCTTGAAGATATTGAAAAAATCATCATCGTAGAAACCACCACCACAACCAACAGCTTGTAGTTGTACTTGTACTTTGTCTTTTTCTTTATCTTTTACTTGTACTTTGTCTTGTTCTTTAGGTTTCAGTTTGGTTTCATTTAGGTTATTGTTTGGTTTTGGTTTGGTTTCTGTTTGGTTAGCTTTCGGCCTGCCTCCTTTACATCCGTTCTCGTACCTTCGGTTGTTCGCATCTACTTGAGGCTTCAACAGTTTGAAGATTGCGGAAGGTGTTCCGGTAAGCTCCGGTTCAATATCATTCAGGGCATAATTGCAGAGAGCATCGAACAGGATCAATTTATCTTTTTTCGATAAATCTGAAAAACTTTCGTAAAAACTACGGTAAAATACAAATCCGTCTCTCATTTCTGCTCTTTCTCCCATGCCATGTACAGTTCTATCCACTCATCGAAGGGCATTGTGACGAGCCAGCTTCTTCTGTTCTTTCTGTGAAGGACAGCGGGCTTCTCGCCTTCCCTCGCATCGCTGACAGACTGTTCTACGGCATTTTCTATGTTCAATTTTTCCACTCGCTTGACTTCCAGATGGATGCCGGGAAGGCCGACAACATCCGCATCGCCGTTCGCTCCGCTGAACTGCTGTCCCCTCCTGGCATCATATCCGTACTTCTTAAGAAGGTGTGCGGCTTCAAGCTCACCGCGCTTACCTTTTGTTCGGCTATTCATTTCTCTCCAAAAGCATTTCAATGAGTTCTTCCCTTGAGAGACCCGCGAACAGCTGTGCCATCCGCTCCTTCTCAAGAATCGGAATATAGTTAAAGATACACTCCTCTACGACCCGCGTTTTGTTTCTGTTTGCCTTCTCACAGTATGCAACGAGTATCTTTGTTGCCTCAGGACTGATGCTCGGTGTGAAGCCTCCGCTTATTGAGGTTGTATTTCTGTATCCCGACTCGTTCCTTTCTCTTGCCATATCACACCTCCCTAAAACGGAATATCATCTGCTGCTGCGCTGAAGCTGTCCGGCAGGTCCTGTGATGTCAAAGGAAGCGGAGACAAGGTCTCAAGCTTCTTGACCTTCGGGATCTTGAACTCGCCGTTTCTGATGCGCTCCACCGAGCAGACATAACTGACATACGGCCTCATGTAGACGGTCCCCGACTTACTTTCCGCCTCTTCATCGCCGACTACTACGCCTATCAGCTTTCCTCTCCACTTGTGCGGATCTGTGAGGTCGACATTGTCATTAGACTCCGCAAGCGATGTCTGAATGCCTCCGACCTTCGAAAGCAGCCATGACGGTGAATCTTTGTCCGGTTCTGCGAACCAGTAAGTCAGCCATCTGTCGTTGTCTGAGATCTGATTATTCTTCTTGTACAGTTCTCTGTGCTCACCTTCTGCGATGTCCATGAGAATCATGTGCGCCGGTTCTGTGTGCCCCATCCAGGAGCGGTCATCGATATCGATTATCTTTGCCACATAGCCGCCTGCCGGCAGAACTTCAAACTGTGACGAAGACTGCTTTGCATATGCTGTAAAATCCTGCATTTATTTTTCCTCCTATAATCCGTAATATTCTCTTATCTTGGTATCGACCATTTTCAGGTCATTCGGTATCTCCAGAGGGAACATATCCTCCGGTGTCTTTGCGGTGCTCTGTCCGTTGGCCTGCGTGAAGAACTTATGATCGGCGCAGTACAGCACGATATCGAAGCACCCTTCCACAGTCAGCTTCTCGTCAAGCATCTTCCCGATGGTCTTGACCTTCTCACGACCGTCCGTGTCTATTTCCGAGTGGTGCAGGAAGTAGACTATCCTGTCCTCGTCTTCCATCTCATTGATGAAGTGTATGAGGTCTCTGAATTTCCTTGCTATCGTTGTGAATTTGTCATAGCCCCGCTCATCGACTCTGTCGAAGAGTTCATTGACCAGCAGATACTGCGAGTCATCTATCACGATGCTCTTCGCCTTTGCCTTCTGGATGACCGACATCACCCACCTGTATTTCGCAGCATTAAGCTGTGCTGCATCCTTCGCCTGTCCTTCTGTAGGGTCTTTAGGCACCTTAAGGACCTTGATGTCCGAGCGGAATGGGAGCCTGCCCTTTTCCACCGAGATCACGCCGACCTCATCAGCCTTGAAATTCTTGATGCTGTAAGTCTTTCCGCTTCCGCTGCGGCCTATTATCAGTACCGGTATTGCCATGATTTGATTACCTCCTTGAAATAAAATCCCCGAAGGTGTACTCTATAGGTGCGACATGGTGCACCTTCGGGTGCGCTTTTCTTTTATTTGATCTGTAAGTTCTGCTTGACTGCGAGTGTGATGCCCTCATACTGCGCACCCTCTTTCAGAGCCTTCTTGAGTCCTATTTTGTCCGGTTCTGTGATGGTCTTGACCTTCATATACTGTTCGGGGATCTCTGCACCCGGCAGGATGTCCACGCTCTCAGATTTTCTGAAAGACATTGCAATCTTCGGAGTTGCGAACTTCTCGCCCTTGAGAGCATATACAAGATATCCCTTGAGACTCTCTGCCTTCTTCTCAAGCATCTTCTGTCTGTGAGCCATCGCATCCTTCTCAGCCTTGACAGCAGCAGCCTCTGCATTGAGGTTCTTTATCCACAGCCCCACGTTCTCGATTTTCTCGTCCCTTGCCATCTGAAGGTCATCGAGATCCTGCGCATTCAGCAGTTCTCCGGTCTCCTCATCTACCTCAAATTCAAAGTCGAGTATCGCCTTGTTGATTTCGAATAATGTCATGCCTATACCTCCCTTATAGCTTCTCTGATCAGTGCCTCACGAAGCTTGATGTTCTCCTCTGTCAGCCTCTGGTTTTCCTCTACTAGCTCCTTCTGTCTCGCATCAAAGGCATCCTTGCCCATTCCGTACCAGTTGGCACGCTTCTCAAGTTCTGCCCTCAGCTGAAGGTTCTCCTTCTCAAGGGTCGAAATCCTCGCCTTGTAGAAGTCGTCCTTCGGCGGTTCGTAAGTTATCACTGCCGGCTCTTCTGCCGGCATCTGCCAGTTGAATTTGTCATGCTTACCCATCATTTACCTCCTAACATGTAGCGAATGCTATCAGCATTCCGATTGATATTGCTGTCAGCATGGCCTCAATGATCACCACGCCTATGACCTTCTTTACTCTTTCCATGTCTATGCCTCCTTCACGACCTTGACCTCAATATTGAGACTCTTGCCTTCTAGCGCTTCGACCATGTAGCCCGTCCAGTTCTGGAAGTCATCCCATGTGGCGAAGTTCAGCTTCTGCACTACCTCGACCCTCTTGTACTCATTGTCGACCATTGTGTAATCACTGACGGTCTGCTTCACTTCTATGCGCATCCTCTTCCTCCTTTCGCTATCTCTTCGATGACATCTGCGAAGTCCTCACAGAGCTGGTCATACTTTCCTGCTGCATAAGCCTCGTCAAGGTTCTTGTCTGCTTCTGTGAGTGCTTCGATTGCATCCTTGATGCACTCTCTGTGTGTTCCGAGGTCGAACCTGTTATTGATTTCCTTCAATCCTGCAATAATCCCTTCTATCGGCATTTTGTCCTCCTTCCTATGCGTTATCCCTAATGAGCTGTATCGCCTCTCTGCGGTCATTTATGGACCACTCGGCAGTGTTCAGAGCAATGGACAGCTCCTGCTTGGTGATGCCCATCAGCTCCGCAAGCCTCGTCTGGCTCATGTTGGCCTTGACGAGTTCGACTCTGATCGCCATGTTCTTCTGTTCAGCCATTTATTATCTCCTTTCTGTTATCCTGATGTTCCAGATAGAACGTGTCGCAGACAGTGCTGTCCGTTCTGATTTTTCTTCTTTTGCCGTCCTTGATGCAGTATCCGACCTTCATGCGCTTATCGATTGAGCCTTTG